TCTATTTTCTTCCAATGAATTTGCAGATACACGTGTAAAAAGAGCCAATAGTTTAAGATGTGGTTATCCAAACCATAATGTTGTTTTGCTTAGCGTTCACGGCAATGCTGCTGAGGATGAAAAAGCTAATGGAATTGAAGTTTTTACTTCTCCAGGAGAAACTGAAAGCGATAAAATTGCTACCGTGTTATGCAAGCAGTTAAAAGAACTTGGACTTAAAATGAGAGAAGATTACTCTGATTTAGACCCAGACAAAGAAGAAAAATTCACAATACTAACCAAGACTTCCTGCCCTGCTATTTTGAGCGAAAATGGTTTTTATACCAATCCTGAAGAAATGAAATTGATGCTAACTGAAGAATTTCAAGATAAAGTGGCTGAAGCTCATGTAAAAGCTATGTGCGAAATTGAAGATGGAATAAAACAAACAGCTGTTCCTGATAAAAAAGTAGATAAGAAAGGGAAGAAATAATGGCAGAAAAGAAAAAGTTTTTTGAAACTAAAGTAGGTGCTTTTTTGAAAGAAAAGGCTCCTGGCATACTAAAAACCGTTTGTGATGTTGCAGACGATTACTTTCCACCAGTTAAAATATTGACAGCTATGTTTGCTTCTGACCCAGAAGCAAAACCAGAGGATAAGATTGAGTTTCAAAAATTGCTTCAGGAATATGAAATAACTGAGTTAAAAGCATATTTAGCTGATGTAGCTGATGCAAGAGCAATGAACGTGGCAATACAAACTACTACTACATCATCGAAAATTGCAAAGTTGGCTCCTTATGTAATTGCATTTGTTGTAATAGCTTCAACTTTACTTTTGTTATCATTACTATATTTTAAGCAAATACCTGAAGCTAATTCGGCGATTGCTTATACAACATTTGGTGCTTTTGTGTCATTGTCAGGCACAATTATTAATTTCTTTTTCGGCACATCAAAGTCAAGTAGCGAAAAAACTGAATTTATTCAAAATCAAATAAAAAAATAATGGGAACAACCCCACCAATAACACCTCCAATAGAAAACAATATGAAAAGTGTAAATTTTATCAAAGGACAAGGCGGTCTCGCAAAAACACTACCTGGCGAAGATCATTACTGTGGCATGTGTTTTTATTACGATACTTTACCTACAGGTTTTGGTGAATTACCTGTAAAGCAAATATTAAGCTTACCCGACGCTGAATCTAATGATATTTTGAGCACTGGTGACTTTGCTATTTTGCATTATCATATAAAAGAGTTCTTTAGAGTCAATAAAAATGGTGTTCTTTTTGTTGGAATATTCGATGTTCCATCAACCACTTACGATTTTGCTGAAATTAACACCATACAAGATTATTCGCTTGGTAAAATTAGACAAATGTTTGTTTATCAAAATTCAGTGGCATTTGCTACCACTCAAGTAACTGCAATTCAAGCAAGAATAGAAGCGGCTAATGGCGAATATAAACCATTAGAAGTATTTTATACTGGCGATTTTCATGCTGTTACCGATTGGACTACAGCAGGTGATTTGAGAGCATTAACAGCTCCAAATGTTTCTGTAATAATTGGTCAAGATGGAGGCAACGAAGGAGCTGCATTATATACTTCCGAAACAGTTACAATTGGTGGAGGAGGCGCTTTTTTAGGCACAATCTCAAAAGCCTTAGTTTCAGAAAATCCAGGTTGGATAGAAAAATTCCAAATGGATGAGACAGAACTCGAAATCCCCGCATTAGCTAATGGTGACTTGGTTAAAGATAATAAGGATGTGTTAGCTGGTCTTGACAGCAAGGGATATATTTTTCTATATCAAGAAATAGGTATATCTGGGACTTATTGGAATGACAGCCATACTTGTGTAGCGGTAACAAATGATTTTGCTCAAATTGAAATCAATAGAACTATCAATAAAGCAATCAGAGGTATTCGTACAAAATTATTACCAAAATTAAAAGCTACTGTTAAGGTTGATAAAGCTACAGGTAAATTACAACCAGCTGTTTGCAAATATTACGAAAGCCTTGCTGACAAACCACTTGAAGAAATGGAGGCTGCTGATGAATTGTCTGGCGGTAAAGCTTACGTAGATGTTGACCAAAATGTTAATTCAACATCTAAACTAAAAGTGGTGGCTAAACTAGTTCCTATGGGTATTAATAGGGAAATAGAAGTAACCATCGGAATGTCATTAAAATTAACTTAAAAACAAAATAACATGGAACACGTTCCTTTAATTAACGGTATTGAGCACTCGTTTGTAGATATTGTAATTCCTATTCTTGGTGTTCCTTCGGCGGGAATAACAGCTATTAGTTACAGCTATGAAACCGAAAAAGAAGACAATTATGGTGCTGGGAAATATCCTGTATCCAGAGGTTATGGTCAAGAAAAATCAACTGCCTCTATCACCGTCTTAGATTCTTTATTGAATGCTCTTGAAAAGTCAGTACCTACTGGTAAATTAACAGACATTCCTGCATTTGATTTGCCTGTTATATTTTTGCCAAAAAATGGTGTGCTTACAACTCATGTCTTGAAAAACGTGGAGTTCACCAAAGTTGATCGCAAAATGAAAACTGGTGATAAAAAGTTTGAAAGCGAATTGTCACTTATTGTGTCTCATATCCAAATAGGCTAATATGAATAGAGAAGAATTTGATAAAAAAGTAGAAGATGAACTTGCTGAAGTACAAAAAACTCATGCTAACGCTTGTGCCATTTTTGTTCATCCGAAAATAAAAGTAGGAGAAGAAAGAGACTATAGTAATTCGCTGGTTGGTTATTTCAAACAACCCGATAGAGTTACTTATGGACAATCTTTGCAATTATTTGAAACCAACAAACTGGAAGCAAAAATATTGGTTGCCTTAAAATGCTTTGTTGCAGGAGATGAAAGAATAATCAAAGAAGATAATCATCTTATCTCCGTTAGTATGCAGATTGGCGAAATGATAGAAGTTGAAGAAAGTGAGTTAAAAAAAAATTAGATGCCGGTTGGCTTAACGATAAGGATGATGAGCATGTTTATCGAAAAGTCAACGCAGTTATAAGAGGGGTTTTTCACCTTGACCCCGATTTATTGTCCGATGATGAATGGGGTCGAAAGAATAACATTTACCGCATTTTTAGAAGATTCTATGAGTTCCAAATTTGGCGCTATTAGCCATGCTGGGACATCTACATTTGATAAATTAAGCGTAAGTCTCAATAAAGTGCATTCTGGTGCAAGAAATGCCAGCAAATCAATTGGTGAAATTGGTAACCAAGTACCAAAAAGCGTTGGAAAAATCGAATACCTTGAGTCTAAGTTAAAATTGCTCGAACATCGCCGTAGAATTGCGGTTGATGATTCTCAAATTAGAAAGTTAAATAAAGAAATTGATTACACACAAACACGGCTAACTAAATTAACTACGGTTAAGTCTGGTGGAAGTATGTTGGGAGGAATGCTGCCAATGTTGGGTGGTGCAGGGATGATATTGGGAGGTGTTTCTTTAGGTAAATCAATGATAAGCACCCGTGGTGAAATTGAAAAACACGAAGCTGTATTAAAAAATACACTTGGAAGCGAATTGGCAATGCGTAAGGCAATGGATGACATTATTGTGTTTGGAGCTAAGACGCCATTTTCTGTAAATGAACTCACAAGTTCTTACGTAAAATTAACCAATCAAGGACTTCAGCCCACAATGGAACAGATGACTAAATATGGTGATTTGGCTAGTTCTGTTGGTAAATCATTTGACCAATTAACTGAAGGAATTATTGATGCCACGGTTGGTGAGTTTGAACGATTAAAAGAATTTGGGATTAAGGCATCTAAAGAAGGTAATCAGATTACCTTTATGTTTAAGGGTCAAAAAACTGTGGTAGATAATACTTCTGAATCTATTCAAAAGTATATTTTATCACTTGGTGAAATGAAGGGAGTTTCTGGTTCCATGGAGGCAATCTCCAAGACGTTAAATGGGCAAATCTCTAATTTAGGAGATAGTTGGGACCAGTTATTAAATACTATGGGTAAAAGTCACGGTGTTTTTAGTTCTATTGTTTCTGGATTAACAGGCATAATGAACCACATTACTAATGTAATGAAGGTTGATGACCAGTTGGCTAATCGTGGTTTTAAATTGCCTGAAAAGGATTTTGCAGGGCAATTAATCCAAAGTATATGGGGTCCTAGTGCAAATGATATAGTGATGAAGGCTAAATTAGTAGGCTTAAATGCTGGTGTCAATGAATTTTTTAAAGATTTTGATAAAAAACTTGCTGCAAATAGTACAGATGTTTTTGAACGATCAAAAAAAATAGGAAGTATAATCCGTTCTGGATTAGGAGAAGATGCATATTTAAAGTTTATGAATGAGTTTATGGGTCAAGTAAATTTAACAAAAAAAACAGCAAATCCGTTAGTTCCTGACGCTCCAGGTGGAGGACCAGGAGGAGGAAAAGACAAAAAAGATAAATTAACAGCTGGCTTAGATTCTGTGTCTGGAGATAGTGGTAAGATAAGAAATTTAACCATAAATATTGATAAGCAAATTGAAAAGGTGGAAGTAAATAGTACAACAGCAGTTGGTGCTATTGGTGATTTTACTGCTAAATTAAAAGAAGCATTATTAACTGTCGTAAATGACGCAAACTATGCTGTGGAATGAGTAGATATCAAGTTTTAATTGATGTATTTAACTTAAACAGGAAAGCAGTAGTCTATTCACTGCCGGGTATGCCATTGCGTTCAAATTCTCAATACTATCCAAAACAAAGCATAACATTAGATGCACAATCTAAAAATAAGGCTGGCATACCTTATGTGAGTGTGCTTGGAACTCCTGTGTTTTCTAATTTAATTATATTGCCCAAAGATGAAAGCAAAGAATTAAGAATTGACGCCTGCTTGATCACTTTAGATCAAACAAAAAATATTGTAAAAACAGAAATTGTTGGAAAGCCTGGCACAATTAAAGAATCTATTGCAGCCAATGATTGGGATATTCAAATACAGGGAATGCTCACTAATTCAAATCCAAATGAAAGCCCGGATATTGCTTTATTTAAAGAATTAATTAAAAAAAATGAAGAATTGGTAGTTTATTCGCAATTTTTACAGGACTGGGAAATATATAATATTGTAATTGAAAGTACTCGTATGCCACAGAAATCAGGATATGTAAATACATTGTTTTTTGATATAAAAGCCAGCTCTGATGAGCCAGTTGAACTTAAAATAAACGAATAATGTTTGCTCTAACTAATGATATAACTATTGGGAAATATTCATTCAACTATATTGTTGATGTTAAAATAAACACATCTACAGATCAGTTGACAGATACAGCTATTGTTACTGTGCCAAATAAGCTGCAATTTCAGGGTAAACCAATAGCTGTAGGCGATAATAAGATATTTAAAAGGGAAGACAAGGTTGAAATTAATCTTGGTTATAATGGACGCAACAATGTTGTTTTTACTGGATATATAAAAAATATAAAGAGTGGTAGTCCAGTTGTATTAGAATGTGAAAATGAGATGTTTTTATTAAAAAAAACACCCATTACAGCGACTTATGCAAGTGTTACACTTGATGAACTTCTAAAAGAACACCTTCCTTCAGGGTTGACATATAAAGCGGTTAATGTTAATTTGGGAAAATTCCGCATCAATGGTGCAACATTGGCAAAAGTGCTAGAAGAAATTAAAAAGAGCTATGGTTTATATTGCTATTTCCGTGATGGAAAGTTGTATGCAGGGCTTCACGACTATGACGAATATAGAGTAGAACACACATTTAAATTTGGCAAAAATATTATTGACCAGGGAACTGACTTAACCTATAAAATTAAGGAAGATATTAAGCTCAAAGTGAAATGCATTAGTATTTATGATGATAATACAAGATTAGAGGTTGATTTACCTTCAACTGATGCTGAAGGAGAGTTAAGAACGCTTTATTTTTATAACAAGACAGAAGCTGAGCTAGCAATGCTTGGTAATATTGAAATTGAAAAGCTAAAATATGATGGCTATTCTGGAAAATTTGAGGCTTTTGGCGAACCATTTGTAAAAAAAGGCGATGCTGTTAAAATACTTGATGATAAGTTTAAAGAGAGAGAAGGCTTGTATTTGGTGAAGGCTGTAAATTATCCATTTGGGTTGGGCGGTTATAGACAAGTTATTGAAATTGATAAAAAACTAAGCAGACCGCAATTATGAGCAATTCTAGTGAAATAGCTAAAATGATTAGAAGAATTTCCGAATCAGGAGACGAAGTGTATTGCATCACAGGGAAGGTTGTTTCAGTGGATGAAGTCAAAAGAACCTGTGTGATTGCTCCAACTAATGGGAAGGCTAATTTGCTTGATGTGAGACTACAGGCAACGCCAGGATTAAAAAAAGGCTGTGTATTAATTCCTGAAATTGATAGCTATGTTCTTATAGGCTTTATAACAAAAGATGAAGCTGCTGTTTTATTGACTGAAAAACTGACTAAAATATTGTATGATGTTAATTTGATTGAGTTTAATGGCGGTGAACTTGGAGGAATGGTTAAATTGCTGTCGATGGTAAGTCGTATGAATATTTTAGAGAATGATTTAAACACTATTAAAACAGCGTTTAATAGTTGGGTACCAGTTGCACAGGATGGAGGGGCGGCGTTAAAAACAGCATCAAGTAGCTGGGCTACTAGTTCGTTACAAAACACCAGTCGTTCTGATATTGAAAATGAAAAAATAAAACAATGAGAAAAGATATACTTACTAATGATGATGGCTCTTTACAAATAGCTCAAGGCGATTTTGTAATTAACGTTGCAGATGAAAATCATATTCAAGATATAGTGTCTTGCGATAAAAATCACTATAAAGCCAGTCCATTGATTGGAGTTGGTATTATAAAAAAACTAAAATCTCATATATCACAAGGCATTGTCCGAGAAATTAAATTAAATCTTGCGATGGATGATTACAAAAAAGCAAGTGTGTCTTATGATGAA